ATCTGTCACATGGCGCGGCGAACAGTTCTATGAGCAAGTAGTAGCTCAATTGCAGAAATATCGACGCATGAATCGCAAGATTGTTGCTATCACGGACGAAATTTCTCCGGGCAAGAAGGGCGCAAATCGCATCATGTTGGAGTCCTTCTGTAATGCGGCCGGATTTCCCGCGCCCCCAATGGTAGAAATCAGTCGCGCTGGCAAGAATAAGTTCAGTTCCCGAATTATTCCTGCATGTACCTACTGGCAAGATGGTCACGTTAAGATTATCCGTGGCGCTCCCGGCGTGCACCAGCTAGTTGAGCAAATGTCGCGGCTGACGCCCGAAATGGCGCACGACGATTGGGCCGATGCAGCGGCGGACGTATTCAATCCGCTAATTTACCAGAGACTGAGGCTGACTCGCGGACCAGTCCGCAAAGAAGATTTTGGGCACCCTACAGATTCAGTGTTAAAGGGAGAGAGGATCCAGTTTCACGATGAGCAGATTGAACTTCCATTACTACCCATTTAAGTCCCCGTCCCGCGAAGTGCTTCCTCCCACTTTCGTAACGGGCAATCCCTGTGAAGGGACGGGGCAATTTTGAGTTACCCTAGCGAAACACAGGTAGCACGCGCTTACATTATTGACACCTGGATCAATCCGGCCAAGGATAACGGTATTGATCTAGGATTTGGCGGAGATCCCATCAGTTCTCACGCCATTGCTATGGACCTTCCATCCCCATATGCGGAAACCCATGACGAAACTGGCTCATCGCATCCTCAGCATCTCAAAGGTGATGCTAGAAATCTGTATTGGTTTCGTGATGGCGTGCTTGATTATGTTTATTCTAGTCATTTACTGGAAGATTTCCCAAATACACAGGAAGTTCTTCGGGAATGGTTGAGAGTTCTCAAGCCGGGCGGCAAGCTTATCCTAGTCCAACCGGACGAGATGAAGTATCGAGAGTTCTGCAAGATGACTGGTCAGGACCAAAATGCAGCCCATGCGCAACCGCTAATGAGTCAAAAATGGTTGACAGAACAGCTAGAATCTCTACCAACTATGGTATTGGCCAGTGGGTCAGTGTCTTTTTACTCATTCTTTGTCGTCGCGGAGAAGCTATGATGCATTTTTGGCATTCGGGGGAGTGCGGAGACATCATCTATGCTCTCAAGTTCATTAAGGATATCGGCGGCGGCACACTTAGTATTCGCCAAATGAACAAACACAATATCGACCAGTGGCAAACACTCAAACACTTGATTGAAGTCCAGCCATACGTGCGTGCCCTATCTTGCGAACCCTCCCCAAAAGCTGGTATGTTTGACTTACGCACCATCGTTACCGCATACGCCGCTACGGCAAAGTCCCCAAAGATCATTACCTGCTATTACAAAGAATTTGGGGCGAATCTGGTCTACGGCCCGTGGCTGGAGCACGTCTCCCCCAAGGATGGCACATATTCGGTCGTCAATCGCACCTTCCGCTATCGGGATCCGAACTTCTTGTGGGGCTCAGTCCTACCTGCTGGAGAGATGCGCTTTCTGGGAACCCCAGAAGAATATCGCAACTTTGTAGACCATCTTGTGCACACGGGTTATTCAGATGCCGCAAAGCGCGTTAGTTATCATCCTACGGAAACACTTTTGGATGCGGCTGAACACATTGCCGGGGCAAGCGCTTTCTACGGCAACGCTAGTGCGTGCCTGGCTATTGCCCAAGGTGTGAACAAGCCGTGCTATGTGGAGGTTGACAGTATTACAGGCAACACATGCCTATTTGGGCATGAAAGGGTGTTAAACTATGACTCCGTACAATAAGCGCCGCAAAGAAATCTCCCAAGCTGCATATGAAGAGAAGCTGGTAGCTTTGGTGATGGATAATCGCAAGCATTCGGAAATTGAATATGCCGAGTATTACAGGAAGTGCAAGCGTTGGTATCAGATGTACCGTGGCATCATTACCGGAAACTATTCGGGATTTCGCAACAATATCAGCATCCCTTTTATCTACTCGGTCATCCAGTCGGACGTTAGTCGCAAAACTCAGATGTCATTTGGGCAATTCCCGTATGTCAATTTCGAGGGTTATGCGCCCGAGGACGAGCCCATTGCTCGCAAGAATGAGTTACTGATTTCGGTGCAGCTAGAAGATCTAGGCATCTACAAGAAAGCCGTGGACTTCTTCACTTGCGCAGACTTGTATGGGGCCGCATTCACCCGCGAGGGCTGGCGGCAAGATCGTAGGCTAGAGAAGATTCGCGTTCCCCACATGGTCAGTCCCGGCATGATCGAGGATCGGGAAACTAGCCAGTGGTTCTCTTACTTTGATGGCCCGGATCTAGAAATTCTAGATCCTCTCGATACCATGCCGCAGCCCGGATTTGCTGATCTCCAGGCAGCAGACTGGTTCATCTATCGTTACTACCGTGACTTGGATTACTTGCGCGATCTCGTAGATGCCGAAATTGCTGCTGGCGAAGAGCCTTCCTTTGATCCGAAGGCTCTAGACGAGGTTGCACGACGCGGTATTAACAACAATACCCATAGCGACATGAATGAGCGCTCTACCTATTACCGCACTCAGCAAGCTTACGAGAAGGGAAATTCCCGATACAGCAAGGTTGTCGAGATTACGGAGCGGTGGGGCACGGTCCCGAGAGAATTACTCAAGGATGGAGAAACGCGCAATCGCAGACTTGTGGTGCTGAATGGCATGGTTCTGGGTGCTAATAGCGCAAACCCTTATTATCATGGCCAAAAACCGTTCGGACACTATGCTGTGGGCGACCCACACTTCATCCACGGCGTTGGCAAGAGTGAATTGCTCTCCAAGTTGCAAGCAGCTAGCAATCGGCTAATGAATCACAAGCTAGATACCCTGGACCTATCTATCAGCCCGGCTATGCTAGTGTCTGGTTCCAGCGGCATTGACAGCAATCGTCCCATGCATATGACTCCGGGCGGAGTAATCCAGTTTGAGAGCGACGTTTCTGATGCCAACGTCAAGCCGTGGGCTCCAGACCTTCGCGGTGCACAACTGGTAGATCCCCAGGTTGAATCTCTATGGCGATACATGCAGCAAGGTTCTGGCATTATTGAGGACACGGTAAGCGGTCAGCCCGCTTCTCGTGAGCAAACCCTTGGCGAGTTTCAGGGTAGGCGGGAAGGGGCCATGTCGCGCCTTATGCTGGAGTCACGGCAGGCGGAAGAGATGTGGCTTGAACCAACTGCTAACCGAATTCGTGGTATGAATCGCCAGTACCTTCCGTTGCCCAAGCAAATCCGGCGCATTGGGTCTATGGCTATTTTGGATCCATATACCGGACAGCCTTTGCCTCCGGATGAACTCGAAATCGGGCACAAGGATCTATGGCCCGAATACAAGGCCCGCGCAACGGGTGCGAATCAGAATATGCTACGCTCGTCCAACCAGCAAAATATCATCCAAATGCTATCGGCCGTTGGTGCCAATCCAGCACTTATGGCTCAAGTTAATTGGGCAAATTTTGCCAGACAGATGTTCATTACATTCGGATTCCGCAATGTGAATGAACTGTTGCTAGCCACTTCTCCTGGCGGACAGGCAAATGCCGCTATGCTTGAAGGAGGCGGCATCATGGAACAAATGGGCGGCGGCGTGGGGCCAAAGCCTAACCTAGCTCTCATTGGAGGGGGAAACAATGTCAACATCTAATTTGGATAAGGAATCTCAGGCAGCCCTAATTCGGGGACTCATTGGCGACCGTGGATGGACGGAGATCTACGCCCCCCTTCTATCCTCTCGCATCGAGGTTACTCAGGATCAAAGCTTTCTGACGCCCGAGGAACGGCTACCGGAGTTCAAAACCTGGAGCCATGACCGCTTTAGTGGATTGCTTCTGGGACTAAAGTGGGCACTCAAGATCCTACCCACGGCGCTCCAGAAATATGACGATGAAGTTAGGGCTAGTTTGGACCCAAAGGTTGACGAAGAGGCGGAAGTTTCTGGAAACCCGTATGAAGCGGAAGTTCCAGATACTGACGGTGCAACCGCTTGACACGGTTGACACTTGTGGTACAATTTTTGCTAGAGAAGCACCTACCAAGTCCGGAGATCCCGGCAAAGGAAGCACATGAGTGAAGAAAGAGATGCCAGCAAGCAGATGAACTCTGCGGAGGACGCTGCGAAGAACGCCGATACTCAGGGTAAAGGCAAAGAAGATTACGCGGGATACGAAAGTCTCGAAGCTATGCGTGCAGGTATTTACGCTTCCCGAAAAGAGGGTAAGCGTTTGGCGGATGAACTAGCGTCCATCAAAGCCAAACTTGCCGAAGGCGACGGAACTAAATCCGCCCGCAAGAGTGCTCTAGCGGAAATCGAAGAACTCGGTTTGCCGCAGAACCTTCTAGCCGCCGCTATTGATGAGATTCTAGATACCGCAGTTGATCGTAAGCTAGGTCCAACCTTGCGCACGAATGCTGCTGTAGCTAGCCTCCGTAGCGAAAATCCTGACTTCGAGACGTTCGAGAAAGACTTCGGACAGTGGCTAGCGGATAATCCATCTGCTGCCGCAGCGTACAACAAAGGCGTGGCCGAAAGTCCCGAGAACGCAGAGCTAATGCTTGATGGACTGTTTGCAAAGTTTGCTAGGGCTAAGGGGCGAAGTGCCTCGGAGTCCGGCAAGAGTAAATCCAAGGATGTGCCAAAGGGTGCGCAGATTCCGGCATCCCAAGGCGGGTCCGCAGGTTCTCGACGCACTCAGTCCAATGCTGGCCCATCGAAGGATGAACTAGCTGATCTACTCAAGTATGCAAGGCGAACTGGCGACCCGGTGCCACTGATGCGTGCCCTCCACGGTGATAATCCAATTCACCCAGAGTTTGCAAAGCGCGAAGAAAGGTAATTAGATGGCAGCTACTGGCTTGTGGTCAACTTATGACCTAGGCTACTCGGTAGGCTCGGGAATTTACGAGGATGTTAATAGCGCCCTCCAGCAAATTGACCCGACCGATACTCCGGGTGTTTCACAGTTCGGCGAAACAACCATCCGTGCGGTTACGCACGATTGGGTGGTTGGTACGCTGAATGCCACATCAACGGCAGGCGAGCCGGAAGGTTCGGATTTCGCGGGTAATACTCGTGCTGCCCGCTGGCGGTATACCAATACCTGCCAGTTCTATAAGAACGACATCATCGTTACCGATACGATGCAGGCCGTTTCTACCATCGGCGTTGAGAATGAATTCCTCAAGGCTGTTGCGGACGAAATGACCAATCAGCGTCGGAACATCGAGGCGACGATTTTCAAAATCTCGGCTGCTTCGGCTACTGGTGATGAAGATACCGGCCGTACCATGAAGGGCCTCCGGGGCTTTACCGGCACCGGCATTCCTTCGGCTCCGGCC